TATTCGTTGTTTTTACTGTTTTTGAAACAAAACGATCTAAAGCTACTGGTACATTATTCACAGTTGGTGTTTGTTCAAAATCTTTAAACCCACCAATAGACTGATTACTTGAAGTATCCACAGCTTCTTTGAAGTTTTGATTAATAACTTCTGCGCCATTTTCCATACCTCGATAAATTTCTTGAAATGACATTAAAAATCCCCCCTATATCGATAAATCAAAAACGATTGATCGATTATTCTCTTCATCAATAATAAGATATTTATTATCGTTAATTTTATTTGGTAAATATGTTGTTTTATAGTCATTTGGTATTGTGACCACACATTTGTTAGAACTAATCTGTTTGATACTACACGGCACAGAAATTGGCGCGCTCCCTCCAAAAAAACCTTCGGGTTCCGTACCTAAGGGGACTACACCAATCCCATATGTCCAAGTTCTAACCACTATTAATGGATTTACTCCTAAATTATGCTCAATTGTTACATCGAATCCTTCTGGAATAGAAGACGACAAAATCTTTTCAATATATTCTAATCTTTCGTCTAGAGTTTCAAATTCTCCGTATTCCTCACTGCTTCTAGCATTAATTACTTCGCTATCTACAGTAGCATTAGCAATCACATTCTTGAAATTTTCTTCAATAGTGGTTTGTCGTTTTTCAATCTCTGACTGACGTTTCTCGGTATTTTCTGTTAAAAGTTTAATTTTATTGAACAACACACTGGTATATTCCATCATTCTTGCTAATGACTCTCTTACATGACGACGATACATCTTAGTTCTTATCCATGTAGCAAACGTCCTTGAAACAGGATCAATAATCCCGTACTTTATTTCATCTTGAACCTCATCAACATCTGTTGGATCTCGGTAGTCTACAGACGTGTTAGGTTCATTAGTTGGTTGTGTATCTTTAAATTCTTGTGTCAACAAAATTCACCTCACTTATTTTCTAAAAACTCAACCCGTTTGATTAAACTAGAAATGGTGGCCTCAGAATCTTCTCGATATTTTTTCAAATCCGTTATTTCAGAACCTAAATTATTATCAACTTGAGCTATACTCTCTTTTATAGAATTAATAGATTCTGATAGCTCTTTAGTTCCTTCACTTAAACCTATTATTTCGTTGCTTTGCTGAGATAATTCATTTTTTAATGATTCTTGCTTTTTCATTAAATCTGAAATCGACTGTGTTCCAGCCGAAGCATTTGCTTTTATATTGATTAAATTAGATTGAATTGTTTTTATTTCATTTTGATAGTCTGTGAGCTTTTTCTTTTTAGAGCCTATTGTAAGATTTACTTTTTGAGGGGCTAATATGCTAAACTTTTTTTCAATTACCTGTAGTTTTTCTACCGAGTAGAGGAATTGATTATCTACTTTATAGCTATTCCCTAATGTAATTAATTCATATCTCGAATCAAGTAAGCCTAACTCAATTGCTTCAACATCCCATGTAACTAACATAAGGCTCTGGTCTTTTAACCACTGCTGACCTCTTCTTTTTAAAATTGAGGGTTCTTTTACATTTGAAAATTCGACAATTCCAATATTTAAACCAAATTTTTCAATTAAAGAAGGATCATCAAGATAATTCTTTCCCTCATTGACTGATTCAATTGTGTATTTAGGTCTTGAATAATCTGTACCAACTTCAATATCTGTTTCTGAGTTGTCTTCGATATCTTGTCCAACAGGAACGATTCGTGTGAAAAGTTCTGAGATATCAATATCTCGAGTAGCGCTTTTTAGGTTTTTTGTCAGCTGTAATGGGGTATCACTATCATTCCCATAATTCGATACATAATCTAAATAATTTGTGTTGCCTACACGTCGCAGTATTAGGTTTCCAGTTAACCTATCTAACAGTTTTTCCTTGATTGTTTCTGCTGTACTTTGATAGCCCAGCCCCCTCAATAAATCACCGTTGTCTATAACGTCAACGTTACCTAACTTGAACCTTTTATAAGGCTCAACTTGCTTATTATGAATATCAATTATTTTCTGCAAATAATCTCTGACAGTCATTCGAGTTGGCTTCATATATGTTTGCACAGAATCATATAAAAAAGCTTTCTCATCTTCTATAAGAAAAGATTGAGAAAAGCTACCCGATGTGTCCATTGTGTTTGTTATTTTAGCTACTCGACCATAAAAAATTTCTTGTTCTCGTACAACATCTATAATTTGAATGAAGTTAACAATAGGCTCTATTTTTTGATAGTATTTGTTGTTAATGTTGAATGTAAATTCAAACGTAGAAATTCCTAATCCGTTTAAAGATAAATAAACTTCACTCTCCTTAATTTTTTCACCGTAGCTATAAGGTTCATGAACAATTTTTGGATTTAAACGGTTAGGATTGTCGTATAGTAATACACGATACATTAAACCATCACCTCACTAGACATGAAGAATGAAATATGTCCTTCGCCTAAAACAGTTAAATGATTGATTCCTTTTTTTAATTTAAAGAAGTAGTCTTGAGACTCTCCCTTAGGAATATTAATTACAGTTTGATCATCAGTTATAACTTTCATCGCCGAGGTTGCTTTTATTGTAGGACTTGAAGCATTAGCTCCAATATTTATAAGCAAAATGTTTCTTTTTCCGTGAATATAGTAACCTGTCCAGTTATCTACACTATCATCGGTGAAAAAATCCTCATCGAATATGTCTGAATAGGAGATATTTTCTCTTAGTGCAAAAGGATAGACGTCAAATTCCACCGTCAAAGTTAAAGAATTAGTTGAAGCATCATCTTCTGGTTTCACACTTTTGCATTTACCATACCACCTAAGCCCTGAACGTAACCAAGAATCCTCAATGTAATCAATTCCTTGTAACATCAGTTCTTCTTTCACTTGGGCTTCCAACGCCTTACGTTCTTCGTAAGGCGTATTAGGTCGCCAAAGAGTAACTGTGACAATGCGATTGCTAAAAATCCGCTCACCAGTCAACATTGAGAAATCATACTGCCCTTGCATAAAAGGGATTTGCTCAATAATTTCTACTTCTTCCGCAGAAGGAGCATCGTGTTCAATAATGTAGAAACCATATTCTTTGCTGTTAAAACGACCTTTAGCTATATATTCTACAATCTCAATCAACTACGATACCTCCCGTCTTGCTTTTGTTGTTCTGCTAAATTAAGATTCATCGGACTTCCTAGCGCTCCTACTACTTGCCCAGTATCCATCACAACAGTTAAATGACGTATTTCTTCTAAGATTTCTACCATTTTGCCCATTGGCGTATTATCAATAGAATGTTTTACCTCAATTGCATTTGATCGTTTCATCAAACGACTGCCTGTAATAGACTGGTGAATGCTTGAAATCATATCTTTTGCACTTTGTACGGCAACTGACGTATCTTCTCGAATACCCGCTGCAACACCTTGTGGAAGGAAAACACCAACGTCATATTTTAATAGGCGTGATGGCGATTTAATTTTTGCTTTTTTCTGTGCTTCTGCATTAACTGCGGCTACTAAATTTTGCATAGCAGACACAGCTTCACCTTGACTAGCTCTAATACCAGAAGCAACACCTTTTGCCATATTAGATCCAACAGATGTCATATTGACTGAACCAGCACCACTTTTTATCGCATTACCTAATTCTCTACCAGCATTATTAGCTGATGAAACTTTTGATAATATTCCTTGTACAAAATTATCACCTAAAGTTTTACCTGCATCTCTAGCCTCAGGAGCTTTTTTACGTATACCTGTTACGGTGCTTGATCCTAGTTCTGTTCCTGCACGTTCTGAATCAGATTTTTTAGATCTTACACCTTTATTTTTACTGTCAGCGTTCCCTTTACCAGCTTGTTCATGTTCTCTGTCTTTTTTTCTAGTTCCTTTTGCTCCTGCACTACTATTTTCAGCAGCAGTTCTTTCAGAATTAGACTTTTGAGAAGATACCCCAGTATTCATTGAATTCATTAATTCTTTACCAACATTATTGATTTCAACACGTCCTGAATTTAATCCTTCAACTAATTTGTTTTTTCCATCCTGACCATTCTTAAACAAATCT